ACTCCGCAAGCAGGTCTTGCAGAGTATCTGCATCGGTCGTTTCGGATCGAGTGCCATTGGGACGCCGCACGAGAGGCAAAGGAACTCCAAGCTCATGGAACACATCCTTGAGTTGCAATGGCGAGCGTGGGTTGAACTCCGAGCCGATGATCTTGAACATCTTCCGTTCTAGGCGTGCGATCTCGGCGTCGTACTCTCGGATCAGTTGCGCGTTGTATCTGAGGTCGACTCCCATTCCGTTGAGCTCTGTGAAGGCGAGGTTGTTTGCCGTCTCGACCATGAAAGCATGCAGTCGAACCAGTCCCCACTTCTCACCATCAGCGCGTTCCTTGACTGGCTCGGTGAAGTCGTCCGATTCCATGAGGGCCATATTGTGCTCATCGAGCGCGAACGTACCGCATGTATCAAACGCGTTGTACTTATAGAGTACAGGCAGTGGAATGTTAGCGAACGATTTAGCCTTTCCGGTCCCAAGATATTGCTTGATCTCGTCAGCGTAACGTGGATACCCGAGCTTCTCCTCGAGCTGTTGCTTGAGTCCATGATGGCCTGGCCTCTCGTCAAGGATGTATGATTGTAGCATCGTGTCGCGATGGAACACAAACGGGACCTTCTTATGCGTCCCTTGCTTGTCAAACTTTCCATTCTGTGTTATGATCGTGCAGTTGCGGAGGTATAGTCTCAGACACTCAAGGACAGCATCACTGCGGCAAGCGGCCTTGCCTATGACTATGGCTTTGTCGGGAGCGTAGGCGAGCCCGATACACAGTAGACGGTACCGGTAAGGATGATCAAAGGAGGTGTCCTTATCACCAGGCACGGAGGTCTCGATGTCAAGGGATACAGTACGTATTCCCCGTCGTTGCATTTCTCGGAGGCCGCGAATGGCAGTGATAGGGTCTTCCCAAACAACATAGCCTGGTTCCTTCCATGGTGGGGGCGGTAGTACAAGCTTGCCGAAGTCGTTGGCCATGCTGGGAAAGAATGAAGCGTTCCTCAGACAGGCGGCTGGATGATACGAGCTATATATCTGTACCGCGGGAAGGTCTGCTATCTCACGAGCGGCGCCTACTCTCAGGCGGGTGATACTATCTCGTGTTCTAAACAGTCCTTGGGCTGGGACGTTGCCAAGTGCGATGACCTTCTTGACGCCGCGGTCCTTGAGCTCGGCTATCAGCCTCGGCCTGCATGCTTGGACTGCGAGCGAAGGCGGTTTGATGTTCTCCCGGCGGTGGACACAGAGGCAAGCGTTGGTCAGGAATAGCTCGCTCCGTTCGATGTGATAGTACTTTAGGACCTGATCAAGAAGGCGCCCAGAGGCCCCGATGAAGGGCTTGCCCCTGCGTATCTCATTCTGACCTGGGTTCTGTCCGATAACCGCAATATCTGCCTTGGGCGGTCCGTAGCTAGGTACATAGGCGAACTCGTCGTCAAAGAGAGGGCACGCGTGACAGTTCGCTAGTGGGTGCCTCTTAGGTGGCAGGAGCTCGCTCAAGGGCGACCCTCTTCGCTTCAGGGGACGTCATTACGTCCCAGAGATCTTGGTTCAAGACCTCCTCGGCATTGAGGTGAGTCGTGGCAAGGCGCATAGGCTTGCCAAGGAAGTTGAACCTATGTATGTGATATATGTGTGGTGCGCCTAGCGGTATGCTACTGCTGTCTGGGTGGTAGTAGACAGGGCCTTCGATGTAGTGAACTTGACCTTTGGCTGGGCCGTCGACAAACAGTACAGGGGTCTTCATGGGTTATCCCTATACCACTCTATGGCAGCATCCAGGGCAGTGTTGTGCATACTGGAGCCGGGACCCGGACCATAGTAGGCACGGTATATCTGCCTCCTGAGGCCTGTGGGTAGCCGATACCAGTCATCGCGACAGGCGAGTTGATTGGGTACTACTCGTCTGGTGCAGCCGACGGCTGGACACTCATGTGTCATGTCGTGATCGGCGGCCATACTGGACTCACCTCCCGTAGCGGTACCTGATGTCCCTGGTTCGGTAGAGCGGACTCCGTTAGCCACTTTATGTTCCGTCCAAGGAGCTTCAAGTTGAAGCTATCCTCGTCTAGATCAAAGTAGTGCCTCGGTCTCGGTGTGTTGAACTCGGCGACGTCCTGCATGCTTTTGTCGTAGAAGGCTGCCGTAAACGGAGCGCATGTATCGAGGCTACGCACGACTCCTTTACAGGCTGCAATCTCGCCCTCCCAGGCATCGTTATACCCGAGCAGGTGGAACCCGAACCGCTCTGAGTACTCATCGGCAACCAGCATGGCTAGTTGTGCTCGGGCGTGCGGATCACTGCAGGCGCGCGAGAATGCGCGGCCGGCAGCTATGGTCTCGACGAGCGGCATGAACCTCGCTACGTGATCAATGAACTTAGCTGCCTTAGCGATAGTGTCGCCATGTGCTACAGCCATAAAGCTCATCTTCACCGAGCCGTGTGTCGCCTGACAGAACCTGTCCCAGCGCGTGAAGAAGTACTGCATAGCCCTTACGGTCCCAATTGGATCGTTCAGGACGTCCGGAGCGACGAGCTCCTGGACTCCATAGGCTGAGGCTCTGGCGATCAGTTGGTCAGGTGTCAGTGGTTGCTCTTCCCAGACGCCATTGTCCATGATGACGTAGTGGCCAGTATCGCTACCCATGCGCCGATAGTATTGCAGGTAGTTGATGTTCTGCGGCGATGGCAGCATCATCTGGTACCTGAACGACTCGGCATAGTGCATGAGCGACGAGGGCGGTATGAGTGCGATCTCCATTAGCAGTCCTTGTACTCTTGTAGATACATCGCATAGGCGAGGACGGCGAACACTGCCTTGTCGAGGTATGAGTCCATGACTGGCTCGTTGGTTGGCTCCATTCCCGGCTGGTTCAATTCTCGCAGACGGGCTAGCTTTTGCAGTTCGTTGAAATCTGCAGACTGATAGATCCTGAGGCCGAAGTAGCTAGCCGTGAACTCGAAGTTGCTGAACGGTGCCGCCTTGCTCGCATAGTCCGCTCGCTTGCGCTCAGCCGTCTTGATGATCTGGAAGATGGCGTTGTCGAACGGGTCTTTCAGATGTAGCGTAATGGTCTCGCTGCCGTTTGTAGCCTCAGGCATTCGGTGCCTCCCAACTGTCTCGTTCGCGTCGTCTGCGCTGCTGCAGGTAAAGCTCGCGATCCATCTCGCCTGGATCGTAAAGTACTTGTCGGGTCCCCCCGCCGGGAGTGGCAATGGTCTTGACGATATAGCCGTCCTCGTTGCGAGCCTGCTCGGGAAGTCGTTGACGGCGAGCGCGGCGTTCTGCTCTTGCCTGCTCCCATGCAGGGGATCGGTGCTTACGTCGTTTACTCATCCAATGCCTCTCAGTAGCTGGAAGAACTCCGACTTGGCGCCTCGTGAGTCCTCAAGGTAGACGCCTCGCATCGCGGACGTTGTTGTCTCAGTTCCGTGAGCTAGCGCTCCGCGATTCGTCATGCACGAGTGAGTTGCTTCCATAACGATCGCGACGCCAATTGGGTTCAGGATGTCCATGAGCTGATCGGCTAGCGTAGTCGTCAGCTCTTCTTGGTTCGTTAGTGTATGCGCTGCTGCCTGCACGTAGCGCGCGAACTTTGAGAGACCGGCGACCTGGCCGTCAGGGATGTACCCGATATGACAGACACCGGTGAAGGGCGCTACGTGGTGCGCGCAGAGGGATACGAACTTGATGTTCTTATTGATGACCATCTCGCGGGAGTGAGACTTGAAGGTCGTGAAGCGCCAGGTGCTCTCGTCCCCGTTAGTGAGGTCCCGGACCATCTGAGTGAACCGCCGAGGCGTTTCAGCAAAGTGCTCGCTAGTGGGATCGTAGATATCCGGGCAGACCTTTGTAAGGAACGCCGAGAACAGTTGCTCGGGCTCGTACATGCTTAGGATTGCGGGCTCTTCGACCATCAATGCCTCCTCAGTGCTGTTCTGAAGTCCGTTCGTATCGGTTCGGGTAGTGCGTTGAGCGCATGCTCAATGTGCTCCAGAGTGAGCGTACCAGGTTCGTATACCGCCCAGGTCTTTGGTGTCTCGCTGACGCCTATCGAGACAACCTCGGGATACAGCGTTGCCGCGAAGTCATAGAGATGCTTGGCCATGTTCTCGGCGGTCGGGTTGAAGTCAAAGGCTGGTTTGGTGCGCAGCTTGAGAAGGCCTTCCCCAGGCTCTCCTATGACGCGAGCTAGGTTACCGTAGCCTAGCCAGCGGTGGTCTAGGGTATCGTCCAGCCATTGTTTGAAGGTACCTAGCTCGCCATAGTCTATGACGAAGCCTTTGTGGTCTACTTGGTAAGACCCGAGAGTGATCCTGATCACGTAGTTGTGGCCGTGAAAACGCGAGCACTGATGGTCATCAGGCAAGTCAATCAAAGCGTGAGCGGCACTGAAGCTGAAGTCCTTGCTTATAGTGTACACATTCCTCCTTTATTGATCCCACCCTCCGGGCTCTCGTGCATCCCGGCTACCCATAGCCCACGTAGTTAGGTCCTCCTAATGAACAGGGCCCCTGACCGCACCGCCGGCCAGAGGCCCTGTCCGTTAAAGACTGGCTCGAGACGGGGCGACCTTACCTCTGGCGGTACCTTCCCAGTACTCCACGTAAGTCATCCTCACGCTTCATCGCGCCGGACCAAAAGCTCTCGAGCCAGCCCGCTAGTTACGGCAGCAAGGAGTCAGACTGCTGCCTTGGAGCGCCGGTCGACGCCGTCTGCTTGTAGGGCGAGTACCCCTGAGCCTGGATCCAGTAATCCGGGATGTCGGGGAACCGCTCCTTCTGCTTCCGGTTGACTGCCCGCCGGACGTACAGCTCGCGGCTGAGGTAGAACTCCGGCTCGGTCGGGACGTCGAGGTCGCCGTTGCTGTCGAGGCTGTTCTCGTACTCGCCAAGCGCCTTGAGGATGCCGACGATGGTGTACAGAGCGCCCTCCCAGAGGCAGGCGTTGACGAAGTCCTTACGGTTCAGGAAGTCCTTCGACTCGCGGTTGGGAACCTGCGTGTCGGGTGAGTCCTGAACTGTGAACTCGAAGACCAGCATCGGCTTGCCGATGTTCTCTCCATCCGCCGGAGACGACATCGTGACGTCGGTGATGGCCATGTGGTACTTACCAGCCGGCAAAGGCTCCCGGTCGCCTGACCTGGACTCTTGCTCGCTGACGTTCACTTTGATTCCCATGATGAATCTACTCCGTTCTACGGGATCCGTTTCCGTCTTCTGTTTCCGTATCCGTTGACTTGTTGCCCGCCGTGATCATCGGGTACAGGCTTGTCATCTCGGGTGCTTCGATCACCCGAGGTAGCTCTCCCGTCCTGCTCTTTGCGACGTAACCTTCAGTCAGGCCTGTCAGGAGCAGGCGCTTCTCCTCAGTGACTATGCTGGTCCGGCTGCCCTCCTCTCGCTCTGTGAACTGCTTGGTGTAGAGGTAGACGACGTTGGAGAACATGCCGGCAACCTGATTGCCGAGCTTACCGGGTAGGTCAGGCTTGATCCAGTTGACCCCGCGGTTATCCCGAGACTCAGCCTCATGGCAGCACATGATGAAATTGACCGGCAGGTCCCGAAAGCCGCGAACCAGTCGGCGCATCTCTGAGATGCTCTGACCCCATTCACGTTGAGATGGTACATCAGGATTGACCTCTCCGCCACCGGGCCTGCCCTTCACCATCAGGGTGTTCATGATGTCGCGCATGGAGGTCTTCTGCGCCTCCGTGCCCGTATCGATGATCCAGGTCTTGAAGTACGGTCCCGCGGTCGACTTGCACTGAGCCTCTAGGGCATCTCTAACGTCCCAGAACTGATCGAACTTGTCGATCTGCATCCGGACTACATCAGGAGCGACGACTCGCAGTGTCTCTGCCTCCGCTGCGTCGGTTGAGAGATGAATGACTGGACACATTGCAGCTACCTTGCTCGCGCTTGCAGCGAGCGTGGTCTTCCCAGAGCCCGGCTTGCCGTAGATCAGCATCTTGCAGTACGGCTGAAGTTCCCTAACCGGTGCGATGGGGATGCCGGCGAACTCTGTTGGTACGCCTGGCGGGATGACTCGGCCGCTAATTGCTCCTTGCTCGATCGCTGGCGCGGCCATCACTTTGCCTCTCCGTG